TAATGAAATGTACTCACTCATGATTGAAGTTAATTCAGCTTCTGCATCTAGAGAATGGTAAGCGTTAAGATCTTGAGCGAACTCAGGAGTCCAAACTGCTCTTAATTTTCTAGTTTTAGCAACGATAGCCTCTGATTGCATTTGAATGTTAATCTGAGGTATAGTGATTGGGTTATTGTCAGCGTTTAAGTTAGTGTTACCATCTTCAAAATCACCTCTTTGAGCGTCATTTGTTTGAAGTGTGTAAACAACTTTGATATCACCTGGAGGCGCAGCTACACTTGTTACAAGATCAGAATCCGCAAAGAAAGCAATTACGTCAACCCCACCGGATTGAGTTACTTTTGTAAATTGTGGATATTGAACTGTAGTAGCAGGAATAGCAGCAGCCGAACCTGATAGATAGAATCCTTTTACGGCTCTAGTATCGTAGTTAGGTAAAGAAGCTACTGGTACTGAGAACATACCAATTTGCTTAGCACCTGTAATACCTGTTCCAGCAGCGTTAGTTACATCACCTGAAGTATAAGATTGTGATAAGCTAGAATCAGCTTGTAAATCTACATACCAATCAACAGATTCTGATACCGCAGTATAAGCAGCTGATTGTGTGTTGTTAATAGAGTAACCAAATCTACCAGCACCATAAAGACCACCTTCATTTGTATTACCAAATGGAGAAGTTACGTCATTTACAGGACCTGTTTGAGTTGCTACTGTATTACCATATAATGAATTACCAGCAGTGAATGGCTCTTTTGTAGAACCGTACTGGAAATCAAGATAAAATACTAGGCCAGAAGGTAAGTTCATTGGTTGAACCGAAACAAATTCTTTTGCTGCGATTTGACCAAATACTTTTCTTACTAATGGTAAAGCTACACCAGCCCATTGTGCTCCTGTTCCAGGAGTAAATGTACCAGCACCAGGAAGCGGACCACCTGTGTTACTTTCTTCCATTACCAACTGCTTAGCTTGGTTTTCTAGAATCATAGACATATTGTTTTTCTCAGTTTCGCTTCCGATACCTTCTAACAAACCTGTCTTATTCCATTTGTTTGCTAATCTAGCCGCATCACTTTGTAGCGACTTGTAAGGATTAGCACTTTCTAATAGAGAATTTAATTGTGACATTTTTTTCTAATTTTAGTTTTAAGTTAATTATTAATTTTTAATTGAATTAGATTATTCCAGCTAATTTCTTGAATCGTGCTACCATCTCATTTGACTCAACAATTGGTTGTTTCTTAGTTTCTTTTTTGTTTACTGCCATGTTAGAAGCACTTCCTTTAGATCTAAAGCCTTCGCTTATAGATTTATTAGATACTTTTGTTTTAACACTACCATCGATAGTTTCAAACACAAGTTTTACTTCTTTAACATTAGTAGCTTTATCAAAAGCACCTAATACTTTAACTTTTTGTGATTCAGTTAAGTTTTTACCACGAAATACTTTATTAGTATAAAGTAATTTAGCATTTAGTAAATTGATTTCATTTAACTCAGTTTTTAAAGTTTTAACTGTAGCGTATGCTTCAGCTAATTCTTCTTTAACTTTGTCCATTTCTTTGTCTCCTGCAAATTTTCTTTTACCGTCGGCTTTTTCCATGTTTTCAGAATCAGCTCTTCTTTGAGCCATATCTTGTTTCTTCTTACCATGTCTAGCACCTTCAGCATCATCCAATCTTGCATCGTATCCTTGTTTTTCATCAATATCCTCTTTTGCTTCATCAATGTCTTCTTTAGCTTCAGCTACGTCCACAGAAGTTTCTTCATCATCTTCTATTTCAATTTCTCCGTCTACGTCAACATCAACGTCTACATCATCTTCGAATGATTCACCAGCTTCTATTTCACCGGCATTAACCATATCTTCGATTACGTCTTCGATAAATTTCTTAAGGTCTTCTTCTGATAAGTCATCAAGGTCGATGTCTTCATCGTCCTCATCCATATCTTCTTTTTCGTCTTCCATTCCATCTTCGTAGCCTTCTTCTTCAGCGTCAGTTCTTTCATCTTCTTTGATGTCTTCCTTGTCGTCGTCCTTTTTTGCTTCGTCAATTTCTTTGTCTTTGACTTCCTTTAGATCTTCATCTTTTTCTAATTCTGCTAATATTTCATCTAGATTAGAGTCATCTTCTTTAAGTTTACGCATTTTTTCAGTTTCGGTCTCAGCTTTATTGTCTGATTTACGATCGTCACCTTCTTTACGTTCCTTTTTAGTCATGTACTCTTTTCCTTCTTCCATTTTAGCATCATCTTTTACTTCGTCTACTTCATCATAAGCTTCTTTCACATCTTCTTTTTCCATTTCTTCTATTTTACTAGCGAACATGGCTTGAACTTGTGGAGAGAAAGCTTCTTCTAAAGCGACTTTAGCATTTGCTATTGCAGATTCTTTGACTGCTTTAGCATCAGCGATTGCTTCTTTTAAAAAGTTTCTGTTCATTTTTCCTAAATTTTTAGTTGGGAAACTACGTTTATTAAGAAACGTAATAGGGGGTTTGTATTAATTGAATGTCATATAAGAAATGACATATTATGCTAATACATATATGAGGAGATACGAAAAACGAAAAGGCGCTTCAAATAATTGAAAACGCCTCTTCTCAGGAATCAGGGGTAAAATCTTAAATTATACAATAGGGCAAAAACCATGCGAACATAGTATTTCACCTAGTATTGTATTTACTTTTTTATAATTATCTTGTGCTTTATATTCTTTATTTTCTCTAACTAAACGCATAAATGAATCTGGGTTTGAAGGTGTTGAAACAAAATCCCAACATAATAATTCAAAATCATCTTGTACTTCCATTAATTCACCTTTTTGTTCTAATGTACCCATTCCTCTAGATGAAACACCAACTGTAATTCCACTTTCAACTAATGCTTTAAGTATATTACCATTTGGAGTAGGTAAAATTTCTATTTTACCCATTACATTATCTCCATCCCACCACATATCGGATATATTATGTGATACATTTTGTAAATTTATTACTGATGATTCAGGATGATCTAATTCACCCATTGCTCTATTTTCATCAACTAACACTTTGTATTTATCTATTTCTCTATCCCAAAGTTCTTTAGAATAATATCTGCCATTACCGTTTTTTACTTCAGCAGTAGCTAATATTCCTTCAACTAAAGGTAAGCCTCGTTTTGAACGTGATTCGTTTAAACGTACTCCTTTAGGTTTAAATACGTGTGTTTCTATTAATAATTGACTCATAGTATATTTTATGCAGTTCTAAATTTACTTAAACCAGAATATGATTCTTTGTTATCGTTTGAATTTTCATTTGAATTATCATTTGAACCTTCATTTGAACCAGCATTACTTTCTTCAGCAATTTCTTGGTCAGCATTATTTCTAAAAGCTTCTTGTGATTTATCATTATTAGCTGCTCCTGCGTAATTAGAAGAACCTAAATCTTCATCCATTTGTCTTTTATATGCTTTACCACACATTTTTTCATAAACTTTTTCCATCTTATCTTTACGTTTTTCAAGAATCTTTACTTCACGTTGCATTTCTTTCATTTTAGCTTTATCTACTAATTCTGATAAGCTATCATCTTCAGTAACCATAGATATTCTTTCTTGTTTACCTTCAATAATTTCATATAAAGCTTCAATTTGAAGTTCCATAGTAGCAATTTTACCGTTTTTTTCAATTTCGGCTAATTTACTATCAGTTGTTTCTTTTTTAGCTTTTTTAACTTTTTTAGCTTTTGGTTTTTCGCCTAATGGTGATTCATTTAGTATGTCTAGTAGTGATATCATTTTATTTTCTTCTAAGGGTTGGGTTGGTGCCAAATCTGTGTATCCTGTTGAAAACACAGTGGATGACATTTTATCAGCATATGCTGATGAATCTTGTTTTTTTAATTTCTTTTTAGTTTCTTTACCATATCCTAAAGAATCACTGTCTTTAACTTCATTACCTCTACCTAATGCAGGAGCATCTTCAGTATAACCAATTCCTTTAATACCAAATTGAGCTTCCTCAGTATAATATTGGGGGTTTTTAGACATATTTTTTATAACTAAATCAATTAATTCTTGCTTTGTTTTATCTGCATTAGCTACATCTGTAAGTTCCGTAAAGTAACCTTGACGAAATTGTTCGCCTGATACATTATTAATGTTTTTATCATCTTTATAATTATATCCTTTATCTGGTGCTTGTAAATCTTTAACACCTTTAGTCATCTTTTTTTCAAGTGCCTTTGCATCTTCTTCAGAAATAAGCTCCATGTTTTTATCAAACAATTTAAACCAATCTGGATCTGCTTGAGCATTAGCTACATAAAGATTTTCTGATATAATACTACGCTTTGATAGTATAGAAGCTGCCTCATCAAATTTAGCAGCGTTACGCACTAAACTTGGGTATTTAGCTTTAACTTCTTTAAGGAAAATTTCTTTACTACCTTTTCCTTTTTTTATTTGGTTATATTGTTCTTGTAATGTTTTTGCCATTTTATTCTCCTTTTAATAAGTCTTTAATATCTTTAATATAGTCTAAAACTAAATCTGTTGGTTTAAGTACTGAATATGACGAAGGATTATCGTTATAATATTCATTCGTTTCATTTTTAGCATTACTCAACATTTTATAAATATCATTTAATTCTTGTTCAATGCGGTCAAATGCTTGAATTCTTTTTTCTTGAAATTCTCCAGCACCTTCAGCTTCAAATAATTGCTTAACTTCTAAACCTGATCCTTTAATTTTTTTAGGTACTAATTTATACCCAAATTCTTTTACGTATGAATTATCTTTAACTCCATCAGCACTTGCTTTAGGACCTGGGCCTAATGAAGCTCCAATTCCTTCATCTAATTCACCATCTGCCATTACTAATTGATTACCATAAGTATACCATCCTCTACCATCTTCATCAGCAATAAAATATCTATTACCTGATGTTTGTGTTATTGTAAATACTTCACCTGGTGTTTCTTCATAATCAGGTGTAAGCTTTACTCTATCACCCATTTCAAAATTT